ACATTGTTGCTCGTTGATACTGTAACAGCACCTGACGGTGCAATTTCAATATAGGCATTATTAGTGCCATGTCTAATACGAATACGCTCACCGTCATCAGTATCATCTAACTCAATGATATGGCCTTTACGGGACTGAATAACCCTATTGTAAGGGTACTCTGCCCTATAAGACGGATCTTGTACAACTGGAGACACCTTCTGCTCTTCGACAGTATCTCTTCCTCTAGCTAGAAATGAGATAGAGTTTCTATTCTCATCTTCAGGAGCAATAGGCATGGTGCCGATAATGTAAGGCTTCGAAACAAGCCCGGCATGCATACCATCGACAAAGAAACCTAATACTCTCGATCCTTCAACGAACTGTGGTGTATCGCCAACACCATTAAGTGAAGGTGATGTAGTTGGAAGAATAGGAATGCACCATGGTAGATCTTCTTTTTGCGTTCTACCTATAGGAGGTAGCTCGTAGAAGTTATAAATCTGTACCTGTACCTTACCGGCTCTTTCTGGGTCGTTAATATTCTCAACGCGGCCCTGCCACCAAACTAATCCTTCCATAATTAACTCCTTGCCGGTTCAGCGCGCATCAGATTGCAAGAAATAGCATGCTGAGGTCTATCTGTGTTTAATATAATATGACGCAAATGCGTAATGAGATAGTAGCCACTATCTGTGGATAGTTCAGATGTACCTTCAGGGTCTGAGCTTTCTCTACTTGTACTTATAGAGCGTGGAAAATTGCATTCTATCACGTTACCTACAGTTAAATTAGTATCACCATAGATAAGAATTTGTGCCTCGTATTGAGATATTCTAAGACCAATCTGTCTGCGTTTTACAAGAACTTCGTTTAGGTGAGTAAATTCTGTACTGGTTATATTTTCAGAACGTGTAACAGTATCAAACGCTCTAAGTAATTGACCTGACGTTAGTTCGGTTAGTGTATTGTCTTGAGGTGCAGAAGCTGGTGTGGAGTTATCACCGGTTTGAGGGTTCGTAGTGACAGCAACAGAGTTTACACCTACGCCTCTACCCTCTGTCAAATTATCAGATGTAGAAATATTGTAAGCTAAAATGTTACGAAACTTAACAGCAGACTGATCCTGGTTGCGAAGATTGTCATAGAAAAATACCGCATCGGAGCGATCATCTCGAAGCAGCTTTTTACCATCGCGCATTAGCTTTTCAATAGGCTTGAATTGATAACCGTCTTTACGTTCAAAGAATGTATAAAGCGTATCACCTTCAGGGGACCTGTTAGTAAGTAAAGCCAGCTGATGAATTACTTCGAACGGCTTTCTATTTCTAGCAAGTACGCGTGTTTGTTGCTCATTACGAGCAATGATACCGATGCCACTATCGATATCTATTCTTTGTTCACGTCTTATACCGTTGAGCCGGCTCACCTCAGGATGTTTATTGACATGATCCTCCATGATCTTTTCAATTAGATCACCTGAAGTACCAGTAAGCCTGAAGCCTTCCATATTAACATTCTGCGCAGCTGCAGCTTCAACGCTTACAAGCTCAACACTGAAAACCTTCATAGTAAGGCCAGGGACGTCTCTCTTACCTGATACTGAGCGAACCTGAAAAAAGTATTCGTTTGACTGACTTGTACCTGGGGTTTGAAACTCAAATCTAATAATCGATCCGATATTAATGATATAGTCATCTTGTAAGTTGATAGCATCCGCAACTACCATTGTACAAAAAACAGCCGGCGACATTATACTTTCGTAGATGTGTATTTCTGTCACTTGGCTTTTAATATCGAAAGCTGATTGGTCTTTATAAATCGCTAACTGTAGTATATTAGTATCGCCATTAATAAGATCGTTGCCCACAACCTTAGCAGGGTTAGTTACCTCTACCCTATTCTCCGCGGCGGATACAATATCTCTTAGTAGCTGCTTAAAGAAACTCATTGTGTGTTCATAACTCTTATTAGTTCTTGCTCAGCGCGTGGCGCTTGCATAGCATCCATAAGAAGAATTTGCTTCTTCTTTTCGTTTAAATCATATTCATAATCATAATAAGTTACCGGTGACCAGTAATTTGAATTAGTATATGCCGCGGTTGTTGCTAGGAAGTTGTTAACAGCGACTACCTGGGCCTGCGCGCCTGACTCTTTACCGACAACAGTAGTATTGGCTCTAAACGATCTCTGCAGATGTTGCATTGTTAAAGTCGTATCATCAGCGTATGTACAGAAGCCGTAAATAGTAGCATCGTTAATCTGCTGTATCTCTTCACCTTGTTTAAAGGTACCTGTAGCGTTTATAAAATCGATAGATCCAACTCTATTAGTATTAAGGATTTGATCATCTTTTTTTCTAATATACGATTTAACGTTAAGATTATAATCTAGTGCAGGTTCCCAATATTTCTTCGCGCCATTTAGTAAGCTATTATATTCATCAACAGGAATATTTGCTTGGTTAGTTTCCCAGTTTAATTTATAGTGAATTATCTTACGCTGCGCAAGTTCAATTGACCCATACTTTGCAATAATGAACTGCTCAAAATCATAACTATTAAGAGCCATATCATAGTATGGATCTATTACTTCGTTAGCAAACCAAATAAGCCATGAATAGCCCGGGTTCTTATAATATTGATATGATAGTGTATCAGCGCGCACTTCACCGCTATTGGTGTACTCAAAGAAAAGCTGATTGTTATTCTTTGTAGCATCACTCAGCTTGGCACGCGACATAATATTGCGTACTAACTGCCCATCGTATGTAATAGTAGGTAGCTTGTTAAAAAAGTTCATATCTTATTACTCCGGCGCTTCAGCAGCAGCTGTTGTTCGAGGTGGTTCTACTTGCACACCGCGACTGTATACACCTTCTTCTCGCATAAATTCGCGCATCTCCGCTTCTGTGTCAAAAGTTCTGACGGTTGGCTCAGGTGTTACAGCGCCTGTCTCGGTGACTCTTGGCGAGCCTTGTATGGTGAGCTGATATTTACCGTTAACTTTGTTTGATGTGTAGGTTGTGATTCCTGTCGCGCCTGCAAGCAGTCGTTCGTACCATCTCGGCTCGACAGTAAATACAACTCTACTGTTTGTGTCATTATCCTTCAACGCTTCATTAGCATCCTGAGCGTTATCTTCAGCTTGAACTTCCTCTTCTGTAGAAGTTGTATAATCGCCCTCGAAAAGATCGCCCGTCGTGGTAACAATACCTTCTATGATTTCTGCACCGGTGTTGAACACGAGAGTCGCTGTATCAACCAAAGCAGTCGCAGCATTAAATGGTATATTAGCTCTCTCACCCGCCGCGCTTGGATCCCAATCACCAGATAGGAGATACTCTATTTCTTTGAATGAGATAGTTAATTGATATGATATAGGTAGACGTGTACCTTCGAAGAACCCTGGTGTACCGAATGCATTATAATTGACATTAACGCCAGACATAAAGCATTTCTTTACTCTTATGATACTTTCTTCTGTCCACCCATGATCTTCTGAGACTACTGCACCTTTTCCGTCCCACGGGAAAAAGTTAATCTGGCAAATATGAGGATAGTTTAGAATGGCGCTATTGTTTCCATTATTAGATGGGAGCGCACGGCCTTTAAGCTTCTTTATTAGGCTGTCAATAGTTCTCGACTCATCTGCATTTTTTGGATAAAACGCCCATGTTAGTGTGAAATCTCTTAATACTGGACCTTGAAACTGTACGGATGGGTTAGGGTTAGGAGCTATACCAAACTTTTGTTGTACTGCGGAATTAATTTGCTCCGGTGGTAATAGAGATTGTACAGAACCTATCAGCCCACCCGCTAACGCACCTGTCGCTTTGCCCGCAATACCGAAACGGTCTAGTGTGCTTCCGAAACCTCTAGATGTTGCAGACATACCAGCGGAAGCCAATTGGCCAATATTTCTCGCTATAGCAGCGTTAAATGCAGCATCACCTCTGTTATTATAAACATCACCTACTGTTTCAAGATTTACGTTTGTATAGCTTACAGTTGTATCATCTCTTAATTCAGTTGGAAGAGGTAGATTTACAATA